CGGTGAAGTGCAAGACCTGATAAACGGTGCAAAACAAGACCTTATATTGTCGGGCGTATTACAATCCAAAGTAGTGGATACTGATCCTCTAATTAAGCGGGCGGTATCTTTATATGCCAAAGCTAATTTTGGCTTAGGCAACGCTGATTCCGAAAAGTACATGGCTGCATTTACGAGTTTAAAAACACACTTGACATTATCGGCAGAATACACGGAGGTGTGATATGTGGAAAGACATTATTACCCTCCGTACAGAAACAATCGGACAAGATGATGACGGATATCCAACAACCACATACAAAGATGTTGAGGTTTATGCTAATAAGAAAAGTGTGGTTCGTGCTGAATTTTACCCCGCTTATGCGGTGGGAATCGAAGCCAAAATAGCGTTTGAAGTGCGCTCCGAGGATTATGACGGACAGAAAGACATATTACATGAAGGAAAAGCTTATGAGGTTATCCGCTCTTTTCAAAAGGGCGAAGGAACGGTTGAACTAACCTGTTCTGACAAGGCGGTGTAAACATGGCTAAGTTTGATTTCCAAATACCAGATGATTTTATTAAGCAGTTAGGGAGATTGGCAGATGTTGACCGTATCGCACCGCAGATGTTAAACGAAGCCTTGCCGATACTGGAAAGGAATGTTAAATCCGAGGTGTCAAAGCACGTTGTAAGCGGCGATTTATTAAAATCAATAAAAATGTCTAAGGCAAAGAAAAATAAGTACGGTTATTATGCAAGCGTAAGACCAACAGGCACGGATAAAAAAGGCGTAAGAAACATGGAAAAGATGGTCTATTTAGAATATGGTACTAGCAAGCAGGCATCCAAACCTACGCTGACTAAAGCTATAAAAGACAGCGAAAAAGCGGTGCTTGACAAGATGCAAGAAGTATTTAACCGGGAGGTGGGCGAGTGAATGTAAACCCGATAGTAATATCTGCCCTCTCACCTTTAGGCTTGCCAGTGTCACCTAATACATACGAGGGAACAGCAGACGAATATGTAACATTTAATTACGCAGATGAAAGGCCAGTAGTAAGGGCAGACGATACCGACATCTTAGACGAGACAGAGATACAAGTACATTATTTTACAAGGGGGAACCCACAACCAAACAAGAAAGCCATTCGCAGACTATTACGAGCGAGTGGCTTTACTATTTTAAACACTTCCGAATTTTACGAATCCGACACGAAATTTAACCATATCGTTGTCGAGGCCGTAATTGACGGAGTAATTAACGATTAAGGAGTGAGAACATGGCCAAGATTGGACTAAAATATCCCGTATGGCGAAGCACGACTACCTCAGAATGTGGCGTTATTGCTAAAGCTATACAAGCAGACATAGCAATAAGCGTTAATGACGTTAAGTTGTACGCCGATGATGCAATAGCAGAAAGCGACAAGTCATTTCAAAGCGGCACTATAACACTAGGTATTGATGATTTATCCGACACCGTACAGACCGCATTTTTAGGGCACACAGTAAACGAGGGCGAAATCACAGCATCAGGAACAGACCAAAACCCGTATGTTGGGATAGGGTTTTACGGTGTAAAGGTTGTTGGTGGTGTAAGAAAGTTCAGAGCAATCTGGCTGCCTAAAGTGCAATTTGCTGAACCCGCAGACACTAACGCAACTAAGGGTGACACTGTAGCTTTTGCAACTCCGGTACTTGAAGGAACCATCATGCTCGATGATGACGGCGCTTGGAAGTATGAGCAGACATTTGACACTGAGGCAGGGGCAATGGCGTATTTGCAGGCTAAGTCAGGCGTTAAGGCACAATGTACTAAACCAGTAGCTAACAAAGCAAGCGGAACATATGAAGAAGAGTTTGAAGTTACATTGACAGCTGGTAAAGATGAAACAATCTACTATACAACCAACGGCACAACACCATCCGCAGATAATGGGGACACATATAATTTAGCTATTGAAATAGCGGAATCATGTGCTTTAAGGGCTATTGCTGTTAAAGAAGGAATGAACGATTCCGAAATCGCAACCTATGAATATATCATAACCGAATAGAGGGGGCTTAATTGCTCCCTTTTTATTTTTAGGAGGAATGTATGAGTGATTTAAAACCAAAAGGAACAAAAATTAAATTAGGCAAGAATGAGTATGGCATGAGGTTTACGATTAATGCTATAGATGATATACAGGATAAATTTGACATTACAATTGAGGATTTGACCAAGTTGTTTAAAGATAGTAAGACAAGATTCAAGAACCTAAAATATTTGCTTGCCTTACTGATTAATGAAGATATTGATTGTATCAAAGATGAGACAGGCGAAGAAATGGCGCATGTGGATGAAAGATATGTCGGGAGACATATAGA